TTGAATTTCCACTTGATTATATTTTAACTGAAGAAGAATTAGTAGCTGAAGTAGATAAAAAGAAAACTCCACCTATTGGAAAACCAAAACGTGGTGGTTCTAAAAAATTCTATGTATATGTTCGTAAACCAGGTGGAGGTATTAAAAAAGTATCATTTGGTGATACAACAGGTTTAAGAGCTAAATTGAATAACCCACAAGCTCGTCGTGCATTTGCTGCTCGTCATGATTGTAAAAATAAAAAAGATAGAACAAAAGCATCTTATTGGTCATGTCGTTTACCTCGATATGCTAAATTATTAGGTTTTAAAACAACATTTAGTGGATACTGGTAGACCATATACTGATTTAGAAAATACCGAAGAATATGTAATAAGAGAGTTCGATGAGAATATAGATCCCATCGAACTTCTTTGGCATCGTGATGATGAACATAGAACATTATATCTTCAAGGTGAAACTGATTGGAAAATACAATTAGAAGACGAATTACCAATTACATTTGCTCAACCAATATTTATACCCAAACACAAATACCATCGTTTAATTAAAGGAAATGGTAAGTTACGACTAAAAATTTATAAATATTAGTTATATGATAACGAAACAAAACTTTTTCTTAATTATAATATTAGTATTAATTGGAGTAATTGTAATACAACAATGTACTTCTAATAGTGATAGCGATAAACCAATAATTAAAGTTGATGGTAAAAAATATGAGCTATTATCTCAAAAAATAGACACTGTATTTGTTGATAAATTTAAAACAAAATATTTAAAAGGTTCAGATATATACCATGAAACTATAGTTGAAAAAGAAAAACGAGTTGAAGTACCTGTTTATTTAAAAGGAGATACTATTCGTATAGTCGAAGATTACCATAAAAAAGTATTATATAAAGATAAATTAGTATTAGATGATAATTTAGGTACTATTGAATTAACTGATACTATATCTATGAATAAAATTATTGGTCGTAAATGGAATGCTCAAGTTAGAGAACGTACTATAACCGATACTAAAATAGTAAAAGAATTACCTAAAAACCAAGTATATGTTGGTGTGAGTGGTGTTGTTGGTAACTCATTAGTATTAGCTGGTCCTAATATATCACTGAAAACGAAAAAAGACAATATTTATGGTCTGAATGTATATGTTGATCCTAATCTAAACAAATATATAGGAATTAACTTAGCTTGGAAAATTAAACTTAAAAAATAATGACTCAGAACGAAAAATTGCGATTAATGGTTAAAAAAATGATCGCGGAAGCAGTTTCTCATCGTATTGCTCAAATTGATGAAGCTGGTGATATTGCAGCAAACGAAGCAAAAATTGCTCGTGTTGGTGAAGAATTAAATAAAGCAAATAAAATTTCAGAATTACTTGAAAGAATTAACTTACAACACTATATTGGTGAAAAGTTATATGGTAAAGTAAAAGAAGAAATGACTAAATCAATAGAAGAATATGAAGGTGCTAAGTTGGAACTTGAGGAACGAATGTCAGGAGGTAAAGACGCTGATAAAAAAGATAAAAAGAAAGGTAAAAAGTCAGCTGAAAAAGACGATAAAGCAGGAGACGATGCGCAAATGCTTGAAGCAAATCCTGTCGAAGTAGAAATACCACAAGTATAATGACTAAAAAAGAATTAGCAGATAAAGTAAGAGCTGCTGCTCGTGAAGTTGCTTCTCGGGCAGATAAACCAGACAATGCTACTCCAATGTCTTTGAAATATTCTGAGATGTTGTATAAATTTCCTAAACTACAGGAAACTTTAACTGAGTTGATGTCTACTGAATTTACTTTATTTGTAGAAAATATAGAATGGATTGCTCCACGTCCAACTACATTTAAAGTAATCTTAAAAAACTTTAACGATTTTATTTTAATTTGGAATGGTGGTGATTTTATAGCTAGAGTAGCAGGTACTAATTATGATTTAACTTCTATAAGTGCTGAAGAACGTGCTATTAAAGCTATTCAAGAATTATTAATTACTGGTCCTATCAACCCTGAAAAGGGCGCTGCTACTTCATCTCAGAATCTAACTCCAGCAGAGGAAGCTCCAGCTGAAGAAACACCTGCTGAAGCATAATGAATGTTATAACTAGATTTTTAGAATATTATTCGTATCGTTTCCCTAAAGGATATCCAGATATGACTAATCTTGAAGATAAGGCTTTATTATACGAAATATTAGCTGAGTTAGATATAAATGTAAATGAAGTAGCGTCTTCAGATTCAGCAGAAGGAATTAATATTTTAAAAGATAAATTTGGGTTTAAAGATGATGATTTTGTTGAAAAATCAGGCAAAACTTTTAAAGTATTAGTACCTAATAAAGAACGAGAAGAATATACTAAAAAAATATCCGATCTTGAGGGATTTGAATTAGCTAAAAGGAATACAGTAAAATATAAATCATCTACTTTTGAAATAAAACCTAAAGATTCATCTGAATCATATAATGTAAAACCTCAAAATATTGGTGTTCAAGGTGATTTTGATTATACTGTAAATAAATTAAAAAGTGATATTAACCAATCATTAACTTCACGTGATGATTTATCCGACGTACAGAAAAAATATCTTTCCCAATTACTATCAGGTGATATTGAATTAACACCTGAAGAATTAGCAGAATTAACTCAAGATAAAAACTTTATTAATCAGGTACAAAAGAATTTCGGAGAAATCAGTGGTGCTATTTGGTATATGAATGATAAATTTGGTGGGGACGCTACTATTAAATTCCCATCAATTGGTAATTTAGCATTAGTAGATTCATTTATTACTACTGGAGATGGGGATTTAATTAAAGTATCATCTAAAGCCGCTGGTGGTGGAAATATTGTAAAACCAGGAGGATTATTAACATCAGCTGAAGAAACTAATTATCAGTTTAGAGATAAAGATAAAGAATTTATTTTAAAAACAATTAATGATAATAATGTTATTATAGTAAATAAAATATTAGCTGAAAAATATGGTGATGAGGATGTTAAACAATTATTAGATAAATTAAATCAAGTATTAATTGATGATCCTCAACTAAAACAACCAGATAATAGACGTTTATTGTATGTTTTAGAAAATACATTAATTAAGCAAATAAATGCTAAATTTAATTTTAATGATATATTTAATGATTTATTAGATATAGTTTATATTAAAACCTTTATTAATCCTAAAACAGGAGAACCAACATATTCAGTGCAACCATCAGGTAATTATAAAGTAACATTACGATCAAAAAATACTGCTGACCCAGATCGTTCTTTAGAACGTATAGGATTTGCAATGTTAGATAAATAATTTATAGAACGATTCATAGCCGTTCGACTTAATATTAAAAAATGGATCTGTGGCCCAATCGAAAGATTGGGCCTTTCTTAATTATATTTAAAAGCAATTTAAAATTTATTATGGACAAAAAAATTATAATCGTAGGTGCTGGAGTTGCAGGTATTAATGCGGCTACTAAATTAGTGGATAATGGATATCCAGGTGAATTAATCAAAATCATTGATAAAGGTAACGACCCACATAATCGTTTACCTGAAGAGGTAATGACAGGTATGTTAGGGGCTGGTGGGTGGTCAGATGGTAAATTAACTTATCATACTGAAATCGGAGGTCAATTATCAAAGTATTGTGGAGATGAGAAGGCAATGGAATTAATGAAACAAGTAGTAGATAATTTTACTCGTTTTCATCCTAAACCAGACGAAATATTTATGTCTGATCCTATTGCTGAACCTGAATTTATTAAACCATATTTTGGATTGCGTTTATTTCCAGTATGGCATATTGGTTCAAATTATCTACATGAAATTGCTAAGAATTGGTATTCATATTTAACGGATAAAGGTGTTACATTTAAATGGAATGCAGAAGTATCAGCTATTGATTTTAAAGCCGAATATATTGATATTAAAGATAGTCTAGAAATAATATCATATGATGAATTAATATTTGCAGTAGGTAAATCAGGTATTGATTTTGCTCAATCATTATCCGACAAATATACATTACCTACAGAACCTAAATCAGTACAAATTGGTGTTCGATTTGAAGCACCACAAAAATATTTTCAAAAATTAATCGATATCAGCTATGATTTCAAACTTTATCAGAAATTCGATAACGTATCTCTTCGTAGTTTCTGCACTAACAATAACGCTGCTTATGTGGCCGTTGAGGAAACTTATGGTGATGTTACTTACAATGGTCATGCGAAAAAAGGGGAACAATTCCGGAACAATATGACTAACTTTGGTATCCTAATGGAAATTAAGGGTATCGAAGATCCATTTGCTTGGAGTAGAAATGTAGTACAAACCCTACAAAAACACGGAACTGGATTGTATTATTCACCATCTAGAACTCCATCTACAACATCAGAAGGTAATGATGTATCAGCTACTCGAATTAGTTTAGATACACTTGCTCATGTAGTTGAACCTGCACTTGATGGATATTTTAAATATATTTGGGATTTTATTCAAGATATGAAACAAGTATTCCCTGAAATGGGTGATGATTGGGGAATGTACATTCCTGAAGTTAAGTACTTATCACCTGAACCATTAGTTAATTACCATGATTTATCATTGAATGATTATCCTAATGTACACTTTGTAGGTGATGCATTATCAGCTCGTGGAATTACAGTATCAGGCGCACATGGTATTTATGTTGCTGAAAAGCTTATTCAAAGAGATATATTAGAACAAATAACAGGAATAGAGTAAAATATTTGTTTCTTAATTATATTTATATTAAACAAACATTAATATTATGAAATCAGAAAGACGGGGTAGACCCAAAAATCGTGAAACGTTAATTACTGAAGGTGTGATCCAACCACAAAAACGTAAGTATACTCGTGAATTTAATCATGCAGATGGTACGAGAGATGTATGGACATACGATCTAGACAAAAACCCATCCGGACCTATATCGGTAGAATGTTTTTATCCTAAGGGATATAATCATATTCTTGATTATACTCATAGAGATAATCATTGGATTCCTGTTGCTCATAGAACATATATTAATCCAAAGAATGGTAAAGAAGTTAGTCACAACAAAGCAGTTAAATTAGGGTTAGCACGATGAAAATAGGTTTAGCAGGTACAATGTCTGTAGGTAAAACTACATTGGTTAAAGCATTATTAGAATTAGATGAGTTTAAGGATTATACTGGGTGTGTTGAACGATCTAAATATTTAAGTGATTTAGGTATCCCATTAAATACTGACTCTAGTGTTAAAGGTCAGTTGGTTTTTATTGCTGAACGTGCGAGTGAATTATTTAATGATAATCTATTAACTGACAGAACAGTATATGATGTTTGTGCATTTACTAAAGAAGCTAAGTCGATTAAATCTAATGAAAAAGAGATATTATTTGACGCGGCTATGTTGTTGGCTAAGCAATACGATATTATTTTTTATGTATCGCCCGAGGGTGTAGATATAGAAAATAATGGTATTAGAGAAACAGATCCTGAATATCGGGATAGGATAGATAAATCTATTAAATGGTTTTTACAGACATATAAACCAAAACGTGTTGTTGATATTAAAGGTAGTACAGAGGAAAGAATTGCTATCATATTAAATGAATTAAAAAAATAATAATATTTATAATAGACAATTTCTATTCAAAAAACAAAATAATGGAAGATAAATTAAAAGAAATAATTAATAAAATAGTTCGTGAAGAATTAATGGGTGAAGGTAATAAATTATATACCTTAAAAAACCAAGCAGATGCTAATAAGGGTCTCCCAACAACTACTGACCCAGATGATGCTACAGAAAAATCACCTGCATTTACTTCAAAGTACAAACCAGTTAGTGAAATGGCTCGTGCTGCTGAAGTAAAATATACTTTAAAACCAGATTTTCGTTCTGATTTAACAGACGTACAAGGCAAATTATCAAAAGCTGAATTTAGAAGTTTGGTTGATATTGTTAAAGTATTAAAAGATGAAGGACAGCCATTAACAGCAACAGATATTTTACGTATCCACAACGAAAAAAATCCAGATCGTCAATATGCTTCACAACAATCTTTTATTCGTCCATTAGTAATTGGAGCAATTGGTAAGAAAAAAATATCATATGATGAACTGCCGTTTAGTGCCTCACAAAAAGATGTATCAACAGGATTTGAAAAAGCAACTGGTGTGGTTACTCCATCTCAAGACCGTGGTTCAAAATTCAATCGTGATATTGAGTATACTGCTGCTACTCAAGCTAATCCAGATTACATGCTTCCTGCAGATCGTGCAGCATTAGCTGCCAAAACATTAGACTATAAACGTGCTCGTGAAGCGTATCGTAAGGCTGATAACGCTGCTGGAAAGCAACAATACATTGATAAAATGCAATCTATGGTAGCTAATGATGATGAGTTAGGACAAGAAATTGCTCAACAATATGCTGATGGATTGATTCAAACACAAGATCCAGTTACTCTAGAATTAGCTAAAAAATTTCGTATTACTAAAAAGAAATACGGTATACCTAAAATTTCTGATAAAGAAACTAGAGATGCTGCCGCTATCGTTGGCGCTGAAGATGCTGAAGAAGAAGTATAAAAATTTTTCATAATAATGTTTGTTTATTTAGAGAGTCCGCTTTTAGCGGACTTTTCTTTTTCTATATATTTATATACAAAAACACATTATGACAAGAAACGAAGCATTATATAACGCAAAATTAGCAATATTAGCTTATTCTGATAAAGATCAAATCATATGGGATGATTATGAATTAGAATTAGTAAAATGGATCGAACATAAAAAATCAGATACACAAGGATTTGTAGCAACAAAAAATAAATCAGTATATGTTGTATGGAGAGGTAGCGAATCAAAGAAGGATTTCCAAAACGATGCTTCAATTGATAAAGTACCATTTATAAACGAAGGTGAGAAAGTACATATTGGATTTAAAAGCTCATGGGAATCGGTATTAGATGATACTTATAATGCAGTCGATACGGCATTAGAAAATCTACAAGGTGAAGCTACAGATATTGTAGTTTGTGGACATAGTTTAGGTGGTGCAGTAGCAACATTATATGCACATTCAATTAAAAAACACTATCCACATTATAACGTTAAATCAACAACTATTGGTAGTCCAAGAGTAGGTAATAAAGTATTTAAAGAAAACTACGATAAAAGTGGTATAGATACTTTACGAATAGTACACAATAACGATTTAGTAACACATACACCATACATTGGATTTCAACACGTTAATTACCAAGTAAGACTAGATACAAATGGTAATAAATTAAAAAAAGATACATCATTAACATCACTTTGGCTATACCTAAAATCATTATTTTCAGGTAAAACTATTAAGGACCATATGGGTGATGGATATATACAAGCATTAGAAAACTGGACTAAATGAGCGAACAAAATATAAAAGATATAATTCGTCAAGAATATATTAAATGTTTACAAGACCCAATTCATTTTATGAAAAAATATTGTATGGTTCAACACCCTACAAGAGGTCGAGTAAATTTTAATTTATATCCATTCCAAGAAAAAGTATTGAAATTGTGGTTAAAACATGATTATTCAATTATTAATAAATCTCGTCAATTAGGTATTTCAACTTTAGCTGCTGGTTTTTCATTATGGACTATGTTGTTTCATAAAGATAAAACAGTATTATGTATTGCTACTAAACAAACTACAGCCGTAAACATGGTAGATAAAGTACAATTTATGTACCAACAATTACCTTCTTGGCTTAGGGGTAAAGAAAAACCGGATTCAAATAATAAATTATCATTAAAATTAGCTAATGGTTCCCAAATTGTAGCATCATCAGCTGCTTCAGATGCTGGTCGATCATATGCAGTATCATTACTATTAATAGATGAAGCTGCTTTTATTGAAGGTATTGATAGAATTTATACGAGTATAAAACCTACAATTTCAACAGGTGGTGGATGTATTGCTTTATCTTCACCAAATGGTGTAGGTAACTGGTTTCATAAAACTTGGGCATCAGCTTTAAATTCAGAAAATGACTTTGTTCCAATTAAATTACCTTGGGATGTACATCCTGAACGTGATGATATCTGGTTTGAACGTGAAAAACAAAATATGGGACCTAAAGAAATCGCTCAAGAATATGAGTGTGACTTTTTAGCTTCTGGTAATAATGTTATTACAAATGATATATTAGAATTTTATGAAAAAACTTATATAATAGACCCAGTTGAAAGACGTGGTATGGGTGGTGATTATTGGATTTGGGAATATGCTAACCCAACAGAAACTTATATTGTATCTGCTGACGTTGCTCGTGGAGATGGAAGTGACTATTCAACATTTCATGTTATAGCAACTAAAGAATTTAGACAAGTAGCTGAATTTAAATCCAAAATTGGTACTCGAGAATTTGCTCGTACATTAATTACAGCCGCTACTGAATATAATAACGCGCTATTAGTAGTAGAAAACGCAAATATTGGTTGGGATGTTATAAATTCTATAACTGAAAGTGGATATCCTAATTTGTATTATTCACCTAAAGGAACTGATATGTCTATAGATAATTTTATTTCTAGAATAGAAAATGACCAAACCGTTCCGGGTATTACAAACTCAACTCGTACTAGACCTTTATTTATATCTAAACTTGAATCTACATT